TGAATAACGAAAGATGGAGTGTCCTCCTATACTCGCAATTAATCTTGACCATCGCACCGATAGATGGGAGCAGATACAACGTGAGTTTAAGGATTGGTCAGTGCCTCTAGAACGTGTTTCCGCTGTTAAATACAATCCTGGTTGGATAGGATGTTATTTATCACACATAAAATGTGTAAAAATAGCAAAAGAACGTAATTATCCGTGGGTGCTAATCGTCGAAGATGACTGTATGTTAGAATCGGATACGAAAGAGCGATTTACAACGATTTTGCCTTTTCTATGGAATACACGCACGCATTGGGACCTTTTTATGGGAGGTATGGCGTGTGTTGACGGATGTAGTTTAATAGATAGTAAGTATAAGATTGTCCAGGCGAGGGGATATGACACTCATTTTTACTTGATACATAGTAATACATACAATCGTATACTTGATATTATGGATAGAAATCCGGTTGATATAACAGATCCTTGCGATAAATATTACCGTGCGATAATGCGCCAATGGACAATACACCCATTTTTGGCAAAACAATATATCGGAATAAGTGATATTACGGGTGATGTAAAGAGCGGTAGCGAAGATGCGTATACACGCGCTGAATTAATTATCGGTGTTATCGCATATAATACGGATGGTAAACAATTAATTCAACATACTCGCCCCCTTGCCTATAATGATATATTTTATGATAGTCCTACTATACAGTTTCCTCCTATACTTGTCATTAATCTTGACCAGCGCACTGATAAATGGGAACAAATACAACACGAATTTAAGGATTGGTCTGTGCCTCTAGAACGAGTATCGGCAATCAAATACGAGCCTGGATGGAAAGGCTGTTATTTATCACATATAAAATGTGTAAAAATCGCAAAAGAGCGTAATTATCCATGGGTACTTTATTTAGAAGATGATTGTATGCTCAAACCAGGCGCAAAAGAACGCTTTAAAGAACTGCTCCCCTTTTTATGGAATACCCGCGAACATTGGGACTTTTTTATGGGTGGTCTTGCATGCTTAATTGGCGGAGCGGTCGTATCCAAAGAAAATCGCATAGTTATGGCACAAGGATTTGGTGCGCACTTCTGTTTAATACACCGTGATACTTACGATCGTATATTAGACTTAATGGATAAGAGTGTCGAAGAACTAGATGAACCGTGTGATTGGTATTTTCGTAATTATATGCGTCTATGGACAACAGTACCATTTATAGCACAACAGCAATCTGGTATGAGTGATATCAGCAATGTATATAAGGATAGTCTCGATTTATACGCCGAAGCAGAGCAGGCTCTCAGCAATATCATATAATCGTCCAATAACAAATATCAAACCATAGGATGGTATGATACTTGGAAAATAGAATTTGCCTTCTTGCGGAATCGAACCGCAGACCTTCTGCTTACGTTATCGGAACAATACAAGGCAGACGCAATACCACTATGCTAAAAAGGCTTCAAGAAGATACACACGCCATCGCCTTAAATCACCTCGAGGCTAGTCCATGAAGAGCAGATTCGACAACCCGTTCTGAAAACGTATCCAGTTTGTACCGACCACAAATAGTGAAACCGTCCATTCGCCGTCAGAGGAACCGCCAGGTGGTGCTACAACCAGGCTGAGTTTCATATCTACGCGATCCGGATTAAGGGTGCCACTGGGGTCAAATTCGGCGGGTTTTTCGGCGAAATTATACGCATAGATATAATTGCCGTAACCACGTATACCACCGGGCAGCGTCATATTACCGGTGGCGCGCCACCATCGCTCAGGCTGGTCCGCCCACACTGCCGTGCCGACCATCAGGGTCGCGTGAACCAGTAGCGGACGATAGGGATTCCAAGTAGGATTATATTCATTTTCGAGTAGTGCCGAGTAGTTATTCCAGTCATTGAATTGTTGAACGGTGGCGTTACGGCGTAGGAAGAAAATTAATTGCCGAATAGGACCGTTCGCTGTCGTAATGGGCAATTGAATCTTAATTGTATTGCCGATAGATGTATTGGTGACATATTTGACTGGCTCGGCAAATCGCGTTTCTACCACCTGTTCCATCATAATTTCGTGGACTTGGTGCATATACGAATCGCGCAACTCACCGTCAATTTGGGAAATACCACATATTAGATCCGCTGTTTGAAATCCAGGTGCCCCATAACCGACTGCTATTGTTTCGAATTTACGAAATGGATATAGATAATCACGTACTTGAAATGTTGTTCCTAGTGGTGTTTCGTTACAGGTTAGCGGCGCGCTGACCTTGCGAATGACTTCACTAAAGGGGCGAAGAGTGATATGAAAACGAACTGTGTTAGGACCACTTGAAGATATCAGGGGAAAGGCAGTATTGACGTGTTTCGCAAACCAAAATGGTAAATAACAGTATACATACCCGTCTTCACTCGGTAAAATATTATTCACACTCGGTGTTGTATACGAATTATAGATTCCATCATCATATGCTACACCGGTCGTTACACTATGATTCATCTTATTCCAGGTATTGATCCAGTCGCCGCTAAACGATTCGATAATAACGCCATCGACCTCCATTTCGGCTTTCGCAATAGCAATTGTTCCGAGACTTTGTGCCCAAATGAAAAAGTCAGCTGTATCGATGGGTACATAGTTTTGAACATTAGGTCCGATACGTTTAGCGGTATCTCCAGGTAACCAGGGAAGCGGTTTGAGTCTTAGCGCAATCCAGTTAAGGAAGTCGCCCTGCCAAGGCCAAGGAACATCAAAGGTAATACGTTGTCCCCAGTTTGGCGAGCCTTGGAAGGTCCAGGTGGCGACATCTTGGGTGAAGTTATGGTAGGGCTTATTTTCGGGACGGAACTTGGTTTTTGATGCGTTCGGTGGATAGACAAACTCATCAAAATCAGACCGGTCAATCAGCGAGACGATCTTCTTTAGTTCACCGACAGGCTTTGCCGACGCCATTACCTTCGTCTTCTAGTATGTACTTTAGATAAACCGGACACTATTAATTAGTCCACTGGCTCTCGCATACATTACAGATGTATTGGAACTTGAGGTTTGTAGGGTCGGTCTTAATATAGATGACATCGCGAAGGTCAGGATTCGCAATCGATGCGCAGACAGTATTACGGCAACTAATGGTCTTGACGTGGGGCAACGTCGGGTCCTGGCGCGTATAGGCATTTACGGTAATACCGGACGCAGCGCCACCGGCGGAGGAGCCAGAGCGAAAATTCGTCTCGAGTACCAGCGCATCCTCCTTCGTAGCGGGCTTGAACGGCTCAGAATGTCCGCAGGCATTACACTTGAGATTTGCTCCCGCAGGTGTAATATCGTAACCGTACATATTCTCACATCGAATACAAAACTTCATTATATCTCTATACCTTCTGAGGATTTCAAGTTTAAGCCATCAATTTTCAAGATGTGACTAAGCCAGTGCCTGAGCATCAAGGGCTAGAGTTTCAAGTGTGCGATGGATCGGGCAACGGCACGTGCGGTCGTGGATTGTGGTATGGACACTGTACATCATAGAAATCTCTATATCATTCTTGTAGGTAAATCTAACATTATGAACAGATACCAAGCCATCCTCACGGGGAGGCTCTTGGTTGCTAACAGTATAGGGGTTCGTAAACTGCTCGGCAATAAACTCATCCGTTACATCTACATTGCCTAGCGTATGTAGATAGGCAATGGTTATGATTGCAGCATCTGAGAGTGTAGCATTTGTAAAGCTGGCGATTGGGTGCCCCTCATCGGCACCGTAAATTAGAGTCGTAAAGACCGACATCGTTATAGTTAAAAAGAATCAGTATATCTTTAAGTTTATGACGAGCACATCAAGCACTCCTTCTCTTCCTTGACCGGTGCTAACTCAGGTGCGACAGGAGCAGCAGCGGGCTCTACGGTGAACTTCTGTGCCGATGCGACCGCCTTCGTACGCAGATAGTAAATGCCCGTCTTGAGTCCCTTGCGCCAAGTGTAGAAGTGCATTGACGAGAGTTTGCGGAAATCGGGCTCAGGTAGGAACAGGTTCAAAGACTGCGACTGGCAGATGTACGGTCCGCGATCCGCCGCCATATCAATCAATACCTTTTGTTTGATTTCCCAGACGGTCTTAAACACATTTTGGATATCTTCGGGCACACCATCAACCCCAGTAACGGAACCGTTATTACGAATGATGGCATCCTTCATTTCAGTTGACCAGAGACCGCGTGCGAGGAGCGCTTTGACAAGGTGCTTGTTGAGTACGATGAACTCACCGGCAAGGGTACGACGCGTGAAGATATGCGTCGCATAGGGCTCGATACACTCACAGTTGCCGAGGATTTGGCTCGTGGAGGCGGTAGGCATTGGAGCAATAAGGAGGGAGTTTCGCATGCCAATGCGGCGCACAGTGTTGATAAGCCCATCCCAGTCCAGACCTTCATCTTGAAATGGGTTAATATTCCATAGATCGGGCTGTAACTTACCTTTCCACGCTGGGGAACCGACAAATGTCTCATAGCGTCCCTCCTGAGCCGCCAGGTCACACGATGACTCAACAGCTGCGTAGTACATATGGGCAAAGATACGCTTGTTCAACAGTGCTGCTTCAGGTGATTCCCACGCAAGTCCAAGCATTGCGAAGACGTCCGCCAACCCTTGTACACCCAAACCAACAGGGCGGTGACGCTTGTTGGAGCGTTCCGCTTCGGGAATTGGGTAGAAGTTAATATCAATGACACGGTTAAGATTCTTGATGACCACTCCAACAACGGAGCGAAAGTGCTTGAAGTCAAAGGCACCATCCTTCACAAACGCCGGCAGACTCATAGAGGCAAGATTACAGACTGCCGTCTCATCCTTCGATGAGTACTCCAGAATCTCCGTACACAGATTGGACGACTTGATAACGCCGAGGTTCTGCTGGTTAGACTTGAGATTCGCCGCATCCTTGTACAGGAGATAGGGCGTACCGGTCTCAATCTGCGACTCTAGGATGGTGAACCATAGCTTCTGTGCCTTCACCGTCTTACGCCCGCGTCCTTCCGCCTCATAACGCTCGTACAGCGCCTTGAACTCCTCACCGACAACATCCGCCAACCCAGGGGCTTCGTTCGGGCAAAACAGTGTCCAATCACCGCCGGCATCTACACGCTCCATAAACAGGTCAGGAACCCATAGGGCGTAGAAGAGGTCGCGTGCCCGCTCCTCCTCGCTCCCCGTATTACGCTTCATCATCAGGAAGTCCTCGACATCGGCATGCCAGGGCTCCAGGTACATTGCGAAGGAGCCGTTGCGCTTTCCACCACCCTGGTCCACGTAGCGTGCTGTATTATTGAATACACGGAGCATTGGGACAATGCCGTTGCTCCTACCGCCGGTGCCCTTAATCAACGACCCAGTAGCGCGAATGTTGGAGATGTGGAGACCGATACCGCCGCCATATTGGCTAATGAGCGCACAGTCCTGTAGTGTATCGTAGATGCCACGAATAGAATCCTCCTTCATCGCAAGTAGGAAACAGTTTTCGGCAACAATTCCTCCTACGCTATACGAATGGTCGTCCTCAATTCCAAGAGTATACACAAATTCAGGTTTAATGTCCAGAGGTATCTTGTCATTGAGTCGCATAAATGTAATACCATCAATAACACGGGTCTGTTTCCAACCGCTTACATCTGTCTCATTCTCAGAAATACGTGTATCATTGTAGAATTTTTTGATTTTTCCCGATACAATATGATAAGGAATATTCATACGACCAGTAGATTTCTTGTTATCGGCATGCATTATTGTAAGTGTAACTGGGATACCTACAGAGCGTGCTAAGTGAAAGATATCTTGGACAAGGGGAGGATTTGTAAGTTGGAGTGTAATATTTCCTTGCCTAGAAAGACACCCGTCACTTGATACTAGACCTGATAGGAAAGATTTGATACACTCATATGATAGACGATTAAAGAATGATGGTAGTCGCTTACCGTCAAACTTACATTTGAAGATGCTTTTGAAGATATGAGCGATATATAAGTTATTTATAGCCATTGAAACCATGTTATGCCCATCCCTATGGACAGAAACGTGACGAATACCAAATTTCTCATACATAATCTTAGTTACAAAGTCGATAAGCACTTCATTTGTATTATGTGAGACAATATTAATAGAATGAGGAACCATTTCTCTGCGTGAATTTTTGCCATGTGATACACATCCATCGCCATACCAAATTCCCATAAATTCCATCATTTCCTCGTCAAATACCCAATAGCGTTTGAAGGATGATCCCACCTTTTCACTTGGATACTCGTTGCCGTTTGGCATACGACGGGTCCAGCAACTGTAAGGTGTAACTGTATCCTCATTATACTCAAACCGATATGAGATTTTGTTGCCGTCACCAGAAATAGTATCTAAAATAGTTTTTACATCAAATACATAGTGTTCATTATTTGTAATATCATTCTTTTTAGGAACTGCAATCCAGTCACCTATACGCAGATAATCTACAGTATTCCATGTAGGTTTAATACCCCATTTCTCTTGTTCATCGGAAAGAGACATAAGACGATGATTTTCGGTAACTTGAATGCGTGGTGTTCCAGCAGGTTTAATTTCATAGATTTTGCGTTCACCGAGGGGATTACGATGTAGTTGAACGACCTTTTTGATATTGCCTGTATGTGTTACAACTTCATCACCAATTTCAACATCTTCAATTGATTTAACGCCATTCATAGTATAAACTGGGGTTCCTGCTACAAAACACGATGAAAGTTGCGGGCGCTTGGTACCAGAGTTAAACAGTGTAGGCGTAGCGTGCGTGTAGAACTTCTGGGACATCAGATCGTACGTATCGAATGCGCGCTTCAAATCAGTACCCCATAGACCGAGGGCGACGCGCATCCAAAGATGCTGCGGACGCTCAACAACACGACGGTTTGTATCACGGAGTAGGTAGGCACGCTCCAATGTCTTGAGTCCGAAGTAGTCAAGCAGAAAGTCACGGTCGTAGCAAATACGCGACTCAATTAAGTCAGCATTCTCCTTGACGAGTGTAACAAACGCAGGATCGAGCAGGGACGCCGCCTCTCCCTTTCGGTCACAAACGGCATCTAGTACTTCTACGACGGCAAGCATAGTAGCGGGTGTATTCTTTTGATGATTGCTAATAGCAACCTGGCTGGCAAGGTCGGCATAGTCGGGATGAATAGTGGACCAGGAGTAGGCGAGGCTTGCGGTAATATTATCGAGTTCGGTGGTCGTGATACCATCTACGATACGAGCCAGGACGCCCTGTGCTACTTTAGTAGGGTTGACCGTCAGCCCCGCTGCTGCCTTCGTAATACGTTCCTGTACTTTTTCGAATGCAACATCTTCCTTGCGTCCGTCGCGCTTCACAACTTGCATGTTCTGTTCCATTGTTGCGAAATGTATCAAGGCATTTCGGACGCAGGCAAGAACTCAATTTTTTACCGCATCCCTAAACAAGATGGTGGCTGTAGCGTGGCTTGTATTTTCATTTACGGTATTTGCCGTTGCTCTGATAGGACTCTCTAACCTTAATAAATTCCGATTCCACGAAGGATTCCAGGCAGCCGAGGATTTAGGAAACCAGCGTTTCTGGTTCAAGGACTGGAAGGACGCCACCTTTAAGGGTGTAGTGCCAGTGGGAGCATCAGAGCCAGACCAGCTCTCGCCAGGTGATGCGTTCTCGGTATCGACGGAAAAACTCTTAGCACCACATATTCAACCATTGGGCGTATTAGAGGCAGAGGCGGGTTGGGATAAGACAACGTCGCAAGTATGTTATCAAACGGATGCCGGCGAAGTGCTCAAGAAGACCCGGAACTTCTTACAACGCACAAATAACTATCCCCGATCCTATCCCGATTCTTGCTCGGCACCGTTTCACGAGTTTTTAGGTACGTTCTATGCGCCCGCAACGGGTGGAATAGGACAGACGCCGGCGAAGGGCACGAACTACCCCCGTAGAACCCAGTGCGCCAAGTAGTAGAGAAACGCACCACACCGCTAACCCACTGTCATTTGTATAGATACCACAGGTTCCTATACAAATAAAAATCCAGCCTAGCCCAACCCAACCTCATTCAGAGTCCACGCCGAGCCATCCTTTATCTACAGGACAAGACGGCAGTTCTGAATCGGAGTCCGATACAAACAGTGCCTTCTCGCCAAATCGCCCATCAACCCGCGCCGCCATAACATCAACCCAAAACGACTCGTACGCCGGTTGACCAACCTCCGCCCACCAACGACGATTGCGGATAACTGTCGTTGTAAACAGGTCGTATACGTACCAGACAGTCTCTTCCAGCACAACAACCCCCTCTATATTGTTCGGAACCCAGGCACAGCATTCCGCAAATCCTGCCTCCGTAGACGGAAATAACGGACTGTAACGATACTCATATAATTCAGGATCGTACTTCTCTTCCATTATGGTACCTTCTTCGCGTTCGACCGCAACCATCTTGGGCGGCGCAGCAACAACGTAGATTTTGCCCATCCACGGATTCTTGGCGCTCACCGCTGCCGAATACTTCGCATCTTTCAACATCATAGACGTGAATCGCATCTCAATATAATCAACCGCATTCACATCGCAGACCTCCGCCTGAAGCTGCATTTGGCAATAGTAATCCGGTGGAATGATACCATTGAGTTCACGGGTAATGGGGGATTTGATTTCCACAAGGCGCCCGCACCGGGGTCCGCTGGTGATAACTCCGTCAGGTGATGCGGCAAGACGGGGAAGAAACGGGTGCCGAATACGACCTAAACCATCAAATACATCACCTTCGGCGAAACAGCGTTCATAGAGGTCACGGACAACAGGCTCAAACCGCCAGCCCCATTTGAACGCAGATAACTTACCGTCACTATCGAATGTATACACGGTTTGCGACGTTGCCGCCTGCTCGTGCTCATTCGCAACTACGGGTGTTCCGCACTTCTTTGCTATTACAAGATTTCGGCTATTCGTGGTTCCGTACACGATATTACCGAATTCGTGCCCTGTTAGAAGTTCCAGGGTTTCATTATGCCACATAGCAGATTTCTGCGCAGATTGAGGAAGCGCTTTGAGTCGTGTAACATTTTCAGGTTTCGCCTCCAAATTGCGCAACGCAATTTCACGTTGAAACAGAAAATACTCGTAATAAACTGCGCGGAGGATAAGAATAGCATCATTTTTGGCACGCATAGATTTAAATGCTGTATCAATGAAGAATTTATTCGCCTCGTTCATCTCGTGATCCATCCAATCGGTTAAATCGTATTCATCAACGAGAAGAGGCGGATCTACCGATATCCAATCATCCAACCATAAAATGGATGCGGAGTAAGGCATTCCTATATTATCAGACATTTTAATCGTTTCATGAATCGCTGGTACCTCGCTTCTTTGTTTGTCGATGTACTTCAATTTTGAATGAAGCCGAGTGCGTTGGATCTCCATCGCGTATTATTTTTAAACCTCGCACATTGAGTATTTTACCATCTTCGTATACAATCTGCTGTTTTGTATTCAGGAGTTTCGAATCGTTCGCCTTAACAAGTGCCTTATTAAGATTATCTTTCTCCTCCACCGATAGTCCTGGATATAATTCTGCGTAAGTACGTAATTTTTGTAGGCGCAATCCGCGTTCAAGTCGTAGCCACGGCTTCGTAGTCGACGCAGCGTGCGATTCGGCTTCAAAAAAATTCGTAAGACGCCCCATAAGTGTAGTGGGCGGTGTCGGCAATACTTCATTTACAGCTCCAGATATATCGGGTATAGGTGGAATTGTAGCAGAGCCTGATAAATCAACTGATGTATGAATCGGAGGTGATGGTGGTATAACGGGTAAGGGTGAAGTCGCACGCTTAACTCGCCGAGTCTTTACACGGAACATCTTATTATTATAACTTATGCGTCAAAGGTTTAGGACGACACGACGTTCTCAGCGGTAAACTCCGAAAGGAAGAACATTGCCAACTATAGAATGGATTCGCTTGAAGCGCGCTGGGATGCCTACGAAAAGGCAAAACGGTTCGGCAATCCTGGTCTACGCGATCCGACTGTGATGCCCCCAAGTTGTCCTATAGTACGTGTGCGTAAGGAGTATAATGCGCGTGATGCCATTAATAGTCGTGCGTGGGATTTCTTTCACGCTACTCCACCGACACAAGTCTCGTCGCATAATCTTCAACGGAGTCCTCCGGCATATATGGATATGAATCCTATTCCGTCACGTACAAATACAGTTCAGTACCGTAATCAACCAGAATATATACCGAATCCTGAGCGTGGTCCGGCGACAGCAGAGTCATTAGGTGTTCCACCACCACCAGGTCCCATTACGCATCCAGCAAAGGAAATGTCAAAGAATCCGTATATGCAGCGTCTAGATGCCGAGGGGGAAGGGTCGCGTAATATTGTACGCGAACTCAAAGCCGCCGTTTATGAAGACAACCGCGATCTCTCTGTAGATACGGATCGCTCTCTTACACAGCGCCAATTCCAGGATCGCTGGCTGCCACCCAAAACCGGTGTCGATATTCAAACACTCCAAGCGTATGAGCTATTGCGACCAAAGCAGGATGATTGGCGACACAAATAACCGCTACCAAAAATAAGAAGATGTCATCGCCGAAAACAACGCCAGGAAAAAAGCTTGCGGAAGCACTTGCGGCTGATCCTATTTACCAGACGATGCTCAAAGGCAACGCTAAATGGGGAAATATTGTGGAAACCAATAAGACGCGAAATAATAAATCGACCAAATCCCGCCCTGCGTCACCAAAAAACAATACAAGACGGAATTTCAAGAACGCCGCGGATGTTGCGGAAATATTAGACGGATTTAAGGTACCAGATCTCAAATTACGTAAGGGCATTTGGGAGAATTTCCCCGTCGCTCTAGTACTATTAGACG